CAAAATTGGTTTTGGCGCATTATTACGAAAACCGGGAACCGGTTGCATTCGCTTCTTCGAGCAAGGTCGCAATGATGGTCGATAGCCTGTTGTTTCCGTATGTAAGGTACAAAAAGCCGTAAAGATGAGAGCTGGATTATTAAAAGACAGGATCACATTTCAAAAGCCGGTCAGCAACGAAACGGATTATTCCGCGTCGGAACCGGCTTTTGAAGACGCTTTTTCGACAAATGCGCGAGTCGTGCACTCGTCGGGGAGCAAAGTTATCGACGCAAACGAGGTGTTTACACAGTTTACCGTGAAGTTTGAGATCAGGAGATATCACAAAGTATCACCGGATATGGTTATCGTCCACGACGGGAACCGCTACCGGATATTAGATATCAACCCTGATAAGACAAGGAACGGTATAATTATAACAGCGGAGGTAATAAATGAATGATATACTTGAAATAGGCAAAGTGTTTAAGTCGCTGCTTACGGGTATCGACCAAGTAAACAAAGAGGTCAAAGGCCGTATTTTTCCGTCTCTTGCAGCGGAAAACACGCCTTTCCCATTTATCGTCTACAGAAGGACAGCAACCCAATTTGAAGGGACAAAAGACTGTTACAGCCAGATTTGCACCGCTTCGGTCGAGTTGGTCGTATGTGGTAAAACTTATACGCAATCACTTGATATTGCATCCGCTATTGTTGGCAATATGCCTTGTGAGGACATTGGCGACGTGGAAGGTTTTGACGTTTCGTCCATTGAGTTGACCGGTGCGTCCGAACAGTACAATGATGGTTCTTTTGAGCAGATTTTATCCTATAACATAGAGCTTTATTAACGATGGCTAAAGGTGGAGGTTTTACGGTTGATGATAGCCAGTTTATGCAACTTGCGCGAAGTTTGACGGGTCCACAGATCAAGAGGGCTTATCGCAGGCAGCTAAAAAAATCGGCTGAAATGCTAAAAAAGGAAACAGATCGGTTGTTTGCCGAAAATACGCATTTGAGCAAACGTCACATCGAAGTCGTAAACCGAAAAGGAAAGGTTATCAAAGGGGTGGAAGCGGGCAAGGCGACCGTCCGTATCTATGTTGGGAAAAAAGACATGCCTCATGCCAAAGTGCATATCATGGGTGACTACATGATGAAATGGTTTGAGATGGGTACAAAGGAAAGAAAAACAAAAGGCTGGAAGATCATAGGCCAATACAAACGAAGAAAAGACGGGAAAAGGTGGTACAGTTGGCGAATCGGCAAAAGCAGAAGAACCGGTCGGATAAAACCAGAACATTTATTTGACCGTGCGCAGAAGTCCACCGAAAGTGCTATTTACCAAAGCATGAAAGAGGGGCTAAAACAGGAGATTATGAAAACGTACAAAAGGGTAAACCGTAAAAGAAAAAAATAGGAGGCTATAGGTATGGCAGAGAAAAAAACAGTAGTTAAAGGTCGGGATTTGATGCTTTTCAAAGCATCCGGCAATTCGCCCGATTACACATGGGCTGCATTCGGCGCCGCGCTCACGCACACGCTTAATGTAAACACAGAAGAGCTGGACGTGTCCAATAAGGATACCGGTGAATGGGGTGACAGCGAAGCCGGGCTGATCACATGGGATTTGCAGTGCAACTCCATGATGGTAGAGACGGATTATGATGAGCTGCTCCAAGCACAGCTCAACAAAGAGGTATTTCATATCGCGTTTGCTCAAAAGAGCAATCCGGGTAGCACAAGCGCAGCCCCGGAAGGCGGTTGGACGATCGGAACCGGCGGATGGGAAGGTGATGTCATGATTACGTCCATTACGGCAACAGCTGCCCACAACGACAAGGCGACGTATGACGTTACATTTAAAGGCAAAGGACCGCTCTCTAAGAGATCATAGTGATGGAAAAGAATGCAGTAAAAATAGGCGGGAAGAAGTACAAGATTGGCTGTAATCTACGTACGCGGATCATGTACGAAAGGATGTGTGGTAAATTCTTTGGCGAAGATATGCACACCTTCGAGCAGGTTGTATTCTTTTTCTGTTCGCTTATGACCTTCAATCCTGATTTTCAGATGGAATTTGAAGAGTTTATGGATATCCTCACTAAGGACGAAACCCCGCTTGGAGCGTTTTTCAAGTGGGAAGTATCCTATTTCAATCAGGTCGCATCCCTGTCAAGGGGAGCGGCCACCGACGATAAAAAAAAAGGATAAGCGCGTCTGAAACCTTTCAACTGCTCGTCATGGAGGGCGGTTTGCCCCCTGACTATGTAACTCAAATGCAACCTTTTGAGATCGAAATCGCTCTCGATGGGTTGCATTTGAAGCATAAGGACTTATGGGAGTCAACGAGGATGATAATGTATGTCATTGCACAGGTAAACAGCCGAAGCCACCTTAACCCGAAAGATATCCTATCCCTACCGTGGGACTCTGATACCGTGGATGAAGAGCCTGCCGGCGACAGATACGAGGAAATGAAAAAAGAAATGTCTAATCTTTTAAACAAGATGAATAATGCCAGCGGATTTAGTGACAAGACTTTGGCTTGAAAGCCAAGGATTTGACAAGAATATAGATGCAAGCATGAAGCAGGTGGACAAATTTAAAAAGAAGTCTTCCGGGCTTTACTCACAAATAGCCGCCGTAAGCGGTAAGATAGATGCTCTTGGTGGCGGGGTGACTCGTTTTGCGGGTAACTTGGCAAAGATGGCCGTGGGGGCTACTGCTGCTATGGGCGTATCTACAGCCCTATCGGATGTCGTCCAAAAAAGCATGGAGTTTGAAAAATCAATGTCGTCGTTAAAGGCCCTTACAGGGGTGTCTGCTGAAGAGATGGAATACTTTCAACGGCAGGCGATAAAACTCGGTTCTACGTCGACGCAAACAGTGTCACAAGTGGTAGAGGCCTTTCAACTTATAGGATCGCAACAACCCGAACTTTTGAAAAACAAGGAGGCTTTAGCGGAAGTGACCAAACAAGCTATCATCTTGGCGGAAGCATCTGGGATGGACGTTCCGGAGGCAGCGCGCGCTCTTTCCGGCTCAATCAATCAAATGGGCGAATCGGCTGACAAGGCGGGCGAGTATATCAACATATTGGCGGCCGCTTCACAGGCAGGTTCGGCAGATATCCCGTACCTGACAAAAGCTATTGAACGGTCGGGTGGTGCGGCAAGCTCTGTCGGGGTTAGATACAACGAGTTGGTTGCAGCTATCGAAGCCATTGCGCCAAAGGTGACGGAAGCAAGCGAGGCGGGAACCTACCTAAGAAATATATTTTTGACACTCGAAGCAAGCTCGGATCAAAAACTAAAACCGTCGGTTGTTGGGCTTACCGCCGCCTTGGAAAATTTAGCTGCAAAGAACCTTAACGCCACCCAAATGACAAAGATGTTTGGCAAAGAAAACGTAACGGCGGCACTTGCTATCGTCAACGCTAAAGATGAGTACAAAAAGTACGTCGATGCAATTACCGGAACCAATACAGCCCTTGAACAACAAAAAATCAATAATGATAATTTGGCTGGAGCTGTTAATAACGTGTCGTCCGCGTGGGAGGGTTTGATTTTAACGCTGAATAAGTCCAACGGCGCATTAAAAGACTCTGCTAACATGGCAGCAAGGCTGATCAGCCGGTTTACAGAGCTTATAAAGACGGCCGAACAGAAGCAGCAGGAAATATTATCCGACTCTGTCAACAACGAAAAGAAAGGGCTTGACCGGGCTATTAAGTCGTATGAAGATTTTGGATATAGCAGGGCAGAGGCCATATCCAAAGTCATGGAGTTGCAGGAGCGGAATAATGCCGGCGGTGTCGGTTATGCGGCCCAATTAAGAAAAGAACAGCTTACTTTGGCAGATTTGGAAGTACAGGAAAAATATTTGACAGACAAAGGAAAGGGTTACAATAGAAGAACTTATGATGAAGGTATTGAATTAGATAATCTAAGAGAACAGATAAAGGCGCAAAAAGAAATTGTTTTTCAGGCAGAATTGAAAAACAAAGTTTATCAGGAGTCCGATAAGTACCTGAACGATGAGCTGAAAAAGGTATCCGAAATTGCGGAAAAGAATAAAGAAGCGAAAACAGGCACAGGAAATACGAGCGTTACCGACGACATGCGTAAGCAATTTAAAAAGGAGGATTTGAAATTGAAGGCCTCTTTTGATTTTGAAAAGTCCATGAATGACGCTGGTGTATATATACATAAGGAAATCAAAAAAATCGAGAAAGAAGCAGAAGACGGATACGAAGTCCCTGTGCCGTTGAAGATGGTATATATGCCGGAAGTTGAGGAAGATGTCGAAACGGATTTGAAGGGCAGCATTGCCGGATACCAAAAGCAAATACAGGACTTGACGATATTGTATAACGAAGAAACGAACGAGTCGTTGAGGGCTATTTACGCGCAAAGAATTAAGGACCTTGAAAAGACGCTTGAAAAAATGACGGATGTCAATAACGGTATGGTCGAATTGTCAAGTGAAGTCCAATCACTGATCCAAAGCAGTGTAACATCCGTTTTTGAGGGACTTGGAGATGCGTTAGCATCCGGCGATCCTTCGGAAGCTTTTAATAGCATGTTAATGAGCATGATGGACATGCTGAAACAATTTGGTTCGGCAATGGTCGCCGCCGGATTGGCTAAGATTGCGTTTGACAAACTGCTCATGAACCCCTTTGCCGCTATTGCTGCCGGTGGTGCATTGATTGTCGCTGCATCTGCTGCAAAAGCCGCATTGCAAAAATCGGTGAGTGGGAAATATGCTACCGGCGGTATCGTACCGGGCATGAGCTATGCAGGTGACAAAGTCCCCGTTATGGCCAACTCAGGCGAAATGATACTGAACAGGGCACAGCAAGGCAGGCTATTTGATCTACTTAATAATGGCGGTGGTGGCAGGTCGTCCGATGTGCGCGTCACGGGCGAGTTGGTAGCGCGTGGGGATAATTTGGTTGCCGTAATTAGAAATAGTGAAAAACTTAACTCAAAAATGCGATGAACATAGCTTATTATTATGAATTTAGAGGGCTGGACAATGTTTTGAACCGGGTTGAAATATTGACGGCTAACAGTGTTACGCCCAAAGAGGTTACAGGCACAGGAACGCCTTTTACCTTGAAATATACCGATGTGGATAAATTGGAACCTGTGCAGGGATCAGGCGCGACTATCGGGCTTGTGAGTCATGAAATATTTGAGTTTGTCTCACTGCATACGGATGACATGCAAGGCTACATGATAAAGATGTATCGTTCCGGTAAGCTGTATTGGATAGGTTGGCTCGATCCGGAATTGTACGAAGAGCAGCTATCGGACTATCCCCCGTATCCTGTCGAATTTACCGGTGCAGACTTTAACGTGTTGGAGCGGCTTAAATATAAGGATGCAAACGATAACAACTATACGGATATTGTCAGCATGATGGAGCATCTTAAAAGGTGTCTTTCCGCTTTGGCTCTTCCGTTCGGTAAGGTCTATATCGGTTGCAGTACGACGGCGGAAGGGATCACGATATCCGATGGCGAAACGGTATTGGACAAGTTATATGTGATGTCGGCGAACTTTTATGATGAGGATAACGAACCGATGTCGTGCCGGGAGGTAATAGAAAGCATATTGCAGCCGTTTGGGCTTATGATGGTGCAAAGGGATGGTAACATCTACATTTACGATTATAACACGGTTGATGGCGGGTTGTCTATGAAATGCTACAATTACGCTAATTGGACGTATGAGGGATTGCAAACCCCCGAATATAATCATGGCGACTTGTCGAATATCGGCTTTGTGTCTACAGGGGGAAGTTATGGATTTGAGGAAATGAAAAACAATGTGACGATTACAAGCTCTATTTACGCTCAGGTTGTACAACAAAACGCAAAAGTTGACGAAGAGTCAGTATCTGAGTTATTTACGCCAGATTTTACACCTCAATCAAGCACAAACTATTACCAAAAGTGTAAAGGTATTGAGAATTTGCAATCGGATGGCTTTTTTGTTATTTACAACGATAGGAATCCTGCTTCATATGTTGGTAAAATTGATTCGCTTGCTGGGATCTTTTCAGATTATACGCCAACCCCCAATTATATAAAACCGCTATTTCGGGTGAAATATCCGGCATATGTCATGGCAATTGAAAAGCCGTCGGGCAGGTCTAAATCACCATATTACATAAATCTTAAAGTCGAAGCCTATCCAAGCACTTTGGAACAACCTTTGTTAATGGATAGGGAAATTAAGGTTGATAATAGCGGTGTACTTAAAGTCTTTTGTAATTGGTATTATGTTGATGATAAAGGCAAAATCGTTGCTTACTATAACAATACAAATGAGGGGACTTTCGGCTGGAATTATATTTCATCAAATTCGGAATTAGTGCAAGGAAGGTGTGTTTTGTGGTTTAGCACAGATAAGACAGATGAATCTATTGTTGACCAATGGACAACAAACGCGGATATAGGGAGACCTATGGATGATTTGGAAGATCATACAAGGTTAAATTCAAAATTTGTTGGGAGTGGCTTATACCTTGAACCTGATATTTGCGGGTTCCCTATTTTTGAGATTACAAACAAAATACAACTATTAAATCCTGTTTCTAAAACATTGGCTGACGCTGAAAAAATAAAGATGGTTCTGTTTAATAATTTCAGCATCTCAATTTTGGATGTAAATCTGGAAAGCCCGTCTACCGACGATTACGAATTTAAAAGCTACGTAAACAAAAAGGTCAAGTCCGACCTTGGAGAGATCACATTAAAGTGCATATCGGCAAATGAAGAGAAAGCCCCGATCGGCAAAGCCAACATCCTGAAAAAGGTCGATAGCGGCTTTACATTTCAACTCTCCTACACACGTTCCGGCCAAACAAACATCCTCGAACGGCTTTTGATGTGTACCATCCACTCGAACTACTCGCAAAAGCATGGGCAGTTTGGGTGCACTCTCCACCTTAAAGGCAACCCTGTTATGGGCTATGTCACTTACACCAAGTTTTTGCAGGGTAAGTATTTGGTGACGGGTGCAGAGCTTGATTTTCGCCGTGCGACAATGCAGCTCTCATGCGTGGGATTTAGTAAAGATGATGCAAAACTTAGTGATATACCGTACGAATAAGGTGTGTAATACGCACCGGCGGTATATAGTAAAGAGCGATTATTTGAATGTCTATCGATATACAACATAGGAATGTCAAGAAAACAGCCTTTCCGCGCACAGGCAGGGCGTTAGACGCTGTCGGCAGTAATACGGGTGGTTCGTCCGGAGGAACAATATCGGGCGGATCATCTTTTTCCGGTTACTGGACTCTTGTCACGACCAATGCCGCCGGTGAAGCCCTGGAAGAAGGTAAAGAGTATATCCAATCAGACTACACTGCCGTCTCGAAAAAGGATGTCGTCGCCTTTGGCGTGGGTGATGAAAAGGATTTAGGTATCCCTGTCGCTACAGCATCCCAGCTCGGCCTTGTCGGAGTAAAGTCCGGTGGCGGTGTCATAGTTGATGCCGACGGCTACATAAGCATCGATCCGTCATACGCGGGCGGCGGCAGCGGGATCAGCCAGATAGCAGCATCCGGAATGGGTAATGCGGTAACGTCACTGACATATGATGAGAGCACAAAGACGCTGACATACGTAAAAGGCAATACCTTTGCTTTAGCCTCTCAAATACCTACGTCCCTTAAAAATCCCTATGCCCTGTCCTGGAGCGGCTACAGTACCGGGACTTACGACGGCAGTGCGGCAAAAACCTTGTCGATCCCTAACAACACAAACCAGCTCACCAACGGTGCGGGATTTATCAAGGATGGCAACGGCAATTTTACTACACTTACCGGATCGGGCAGCAATACCAAGTACTTGGCCGGTAACGGGACATTTTACACTATTGCCTATAGCGAGCTTAGCGGTACGCCTGACCTCTCCATATACATGCCGAAGGCAGGGGGCACGTTTACCGGCAATGTAAACATGAACACGGGCAGTACTTTTCCGTACTACCGTGTAACAAACTCAGTCGGATGGGCACAATTGGCCGGTACGTCGGGCACGTACCTTGGCAGTGCACTCAGCGGAATAATCCAAAGCAGCTTGGCTTTTGCGATCATGGGACGCAATTCGAGTCCTAACATGGTCGTTTTCGACGGTGGTACAGTCAAAGCCTCAAAAGACGTTGTAGCCTTCGCCACCTCTGACGCAGACGACCTTATAGCAATCGCCACGACCGACATGTACGGGTTAGTAAAGATCGACGGCACGACAATAAAGGTCAATTCGTCCGGCCAAATTTACGCGGCTGGTGGCGGTAGCACGGTCAGTGCATCTGCATCCTATACGAGTGGCACGAGTGTCGGCACGATAACGATAGATGGGACCAAAACAACATTTTACGTGCCTAACAAG